GTTCGCTTTCATCCCGAATCACATTGCTGATGACTTCTTTGCCTCTGTTTATCCTACTATTTCTTCTGGACAGAGCACAAAGGTCATCATAGTTTCAACACCTCGTGGTATGAATCACTTCTACCGCATGTGGCACGACTCAGAGCGTGGGAAGAACGAATATGTACCAACAGACGTTCATTGGTCTGAAGTGCCCGGAAGGGACACTGCATGGAAGGAGCAGACGATTGCAAACACGTCTGAACAACAATTCAAGGTTGAGTTTGAGTGTGAATTTTTAGGTTCTGTTAATACACTCATTAATCCATCAAAACTTAGGAATTTGGTTTATGAAGATCCGATCAAACGAAATGCTGGATTAGATGTTTATGAGCATCCGAAAGAAGAAAATAATTATCTAATTACTGTAGACGTTGCCCGTGGACTCGGTAATGATTATTCAGCGTTTATTGTTTTTGATATTACCAACTTTCCCTATAAAGTTGTAGCAAAATATCGAAATAACGAAATCAAACCGATGCTATTTCCAAGTATTATTCATGAGGTGGCAAAAGGTTATAATGATGCTTGGTTGTTAGTTGAAGTTAATGATATTGGAGATCAAGTAGCAAATATTTTACATTTTGATCTTGAGTATGATAATGTTCTGATGTGTGCAATGAGAGGTCGTGCTGGTCAAATTGTTGGATCTGGATTTAGTGGTAAAAAATCTCAACTTGGTGTGAGAATGACTGCTGCTGTTAAAAAACTTGGATGTTCTAATCTTAAGACTTTATTGGAAGATGATAAGTTACTCACAGTAGATTATGAAATTATTTCAGAGTTAACGACATTTGCACAAAAGCACAATTCATTTGAAGCAGAAGAAGGATGTAATGATGATCTGGCAATGTGTCTTGTCATTTTCTCTTGGTTGGTTGCCCAAGATTATTTTAAAGAAATGACGGACAATGATGTTCGTAAAAGAATCTATGAAGAACAAAAAAATCAAATTGAGCAAGACATGGCACCATTTGGATTTATTGCTGATGGATTAGATGATGTAGGAACTTTTGTAGATGAATCTGGAGATAGATGGTATACTGATGAATATGGTGATAGATCATATATGTGGGAATATCACTAATGGATCTAGATAAAGAATTAGAATTAGAACATTTATTATTTTTTGAGAGAAAATGTAGAGTATGTGGAAGAATAAAAAATCTTATTGAAGACTATTATCTGACAAGAAAAGATAGAGGTTCTCTTCCTTCATCATACTCATATGAGTGTAAAAGTTGTACAATACAAAGAATTACAAAAACTAGAGATAACATAAAAAATATACCAGATTCTTATTATCCAGATTGGTGAGTGTTCACGCACCATTTCCCCAATGAAAGTAACCTTTTTAATAAATATTTCTAGAATAATTCTGAACTAGACGGAGAACAAAGATGCCGCTAAATTTAGCATCTCCTGGACTTGTAGTAAGAGAGGTTGATTTAACTGTTGGTAGAATTGATCCAACTGCAGATGGTATCGGTGCAATTGTTGCACCATTTGCAAGAGGACCAATCAATCTCCCAGTAATAGTAGAAAATGAGTCTGATCTACTAGCCAATTTCGGAGAACCATCGTCAACAGATAAGCATTATGAGCATTGGATGGTTGCATCATCATATCTTGCATATGGTGGATCATTGCAGGTTGTTAGAGCAGATAGTACTGATTTAAAAAATGCTTTTGTAGGATCAGCATCTAGCATTAAGATTCGTAACCTTGAAGAGTATTATAACTTAGGTTATGAAGATAACACAATTACAGGCGTTACTCTTGCCGCACGTAATCCTGGGTCTTGGGCCAATGGTGTAAAAGTCTGCATTATTGATGCACTAGCAGATCAAATCATTGGTGTTTCTACAGCGAACATCACAGTTGGTATGGGTATAACCCAGGCATTATCTGCTGTAGTTCCAGGAGCTGGTACTACGACAACTTTAACAGGACATTTAAAAGGAATCGTAACTGGAGTTGGAACTGCCGTTGCAGGTTTAAGCACAACTCAAATCGCAGTTAAGATCCTATCTCATGTTTCTACTGCAGGAACAGAAACTCCAGTTGAATATCAACCATCTGGTGTTTATACATTTGCTTCAGGAACTGCAGTAGCAATCAGCACAAGTGGAGGTCTAGTAACGAGCCGCACTGCTTCTTCAGCATCTGATTGGTTCGATGCACAAACAATTGCATTATCCAATGGTTCTTCGCTATCTTGGACAAATCTTGCAAACAGACCAGCAACGTCAGAATTTGCAACAGGAAGAAATTCAAGATTTGATGAAGTTCATGTTGTTGTAATTGACGATAAAGGAACCATCACAGGAAATGCTGGTAGTATCTTAGAGAAGCATATTGGACTTTCAAAAGGAAAAGATTCTGAATTCTCTGTAGGTAGTTCTTCTTACTGGAGAAAGTATATTGCAACAGGATCAAATTATATTTACGCTGGCGGAGCTCCTTCTGGATTGACAACCACAGGATTCACTGCAAATACACTGACTCCTTTGGCAAATGGTTCTTGGGATCAAGCTTCTGCAAATGTTACATTTGCTTGTGTTGGTAATGCATCATACTCATTAAATGATGGTAAAGATTATAATGGGGCATCTACTATTTCTACATCTGGCGCAATGACTGCTACGTTAGCAAACATTGTTACTGGATATGAGTTGTTTGAAAATACTGAGCAATATGATGTTGATTATCTCTTAATGGGATCTGCAAATTATGCCAAAGAAACCTGCCAGGCAATTGCAAATAAACTTATTTCAGTTGCTGAACTAAGAAAGGATGCAATTGCATTTATTTCACCATATAGACTAGGTTTCTTAAACGATACTTCAGTAGGTACCGTAACGGTAAATGCACCAGAAACAATTACAACAAACGTAATTAGTTTCTATTCACCAGTAGCATCTTCATCATATGCAGTATTTGATAGCGGATATAAGTACATGTACGATAAATTCGCAGACACTTTCAGATATGTACCAATGAATGGAGACATCGCTGGTCTATGTGCCAGAAATGACGCAAACAACTTCCCATGGTTCTCTCCAGCAGGAACCACAAGAGGTGCTATTCTGAACGCAGTTAAACTTGCATACAATCCAAGCAAAACTCAAAGAGATAAACTCTATTCAAACAGAGTTAATTCGGTGATCTTCTCACCTGGTGCAGGTATTGTACTCTTTGGTGATAAGACAGCACTCGCAAAATCATCTGCATTCGATAGAATCAACGTTCGCAGACTCTTCATCTATCTTGAAGATGCAATCTCAGCAGCTGCAAAAGATCAACTCTTTGAATTTAACGATGCAACTACGAGAGCAAACTTTGTAAATATTGTAGATCCTTTCCTTCGTGATGTTCAAGCAAAGAGAGGAATTCAAGAGTATAGACTAATTTGTGATGAAACAAATAACACTGCTGCTGTGATCGACAACAATGAATTTGTTGCTGATATCTTCATCAAACCAGCAAGATCAATTAACTTTATTGGTCTAACATTTATTGCCACCAGATCTGGTGTCTCATTTGAAGAAATCATTGGAACCGTTTAATTTTAGAGGTATCTAACAATGGCATTAAGAACAATTTCAGATTTTAAAGCTAGACTAAGAGGCGGTGGTGCCAGAAGCAATCTCTTTGAAGTTAACATTGGATTTCCATCTTTAATAGGTGGACCAACAGGTGCTAACAATGACATCACAAACTTTTTAGTTAAGTCTGCCGCTCTTCCAGCATCAAACGTTACACCAATCGATGTAAACTTTAGAGGTAGAACTCTTAAAGTTGCTGGTGACAGAACATTTGATACATGGACAGTTACAGTTCTGAATGACACTAACTTTGAATTAAGAAGTGCATTTGAGAACTGGATGAACCAAATTAATAATGTTCAAACTGCTGAAGGTTTAACAGATCCAACATCATATGTTGCCCCAGCCGAAGTTGCTCAACTCGATCGTGACGGATCAGTATTGAGAAGATACAAGTTCTACGATATTTTCCCAACCAATGTTTCTCAAATTGATGTGTCTTATGACACCACAGATACCATTGAGGAATTTACAGTAGAATTCCAAGTTCAGTGGTGGGAAGCACTTGTTGGTGATAGTCCTGCTGCAGGTGGCACAGATATTAACTGATAAATAGTAGAATAAACGGTTCTAATTTATAAGATGGCAAAACTTTTTGGATTTTCTATTGAAGACTCCCAAAAAAATCCTAAATCTGTAATGTCCCCCGTTCCTCAAACCAATGAGGACGGGGTTGATAATTATATTGCAAGTGGATTTTATGGATCCTATGTTGATATTGAAGGGGTTTATAGGACTGAATTCGATTTAATCAAAAGATATCGTGAAATGTCATTACACCCAGAGTGTGATAATGCCATTGAAGATGTTGTAAACGAAGCAATTGTTAGTGATCTCTACGATTCTCCTGTAGAAATTGAATTATCAAATGTAAATGCAAGCGATAAATTAAAATCTAAAATTAGAGATGAGTTTAAGTATATCAAAGAAATTTTAGATTTTGATAAAAAAAGTCATGAAATGTTTAGAAATTGGTATGTTGATGGTCGTCTTTATTATCTAAAGGTTATAGACGTTAATAAACCAGAAGAAGGAATTAAAGAATTGAGATACATTGATCCTATGAAGATCAAGTATGTCAGGCAAGAAAAGAAGCAAAATAAAATGCCTCTCGGAAGTTCTTTAGATTATGCAAGAGATCCAAAATCAATATATCAACCAGAGATTGAAGAATACTTTTTATACACTCCAACCCCAAGCTATCCAGTTGAATGATTGCTGGTGGTTCTAGTAGTAAAAATTCGATAAAAATTGCAAAAGATTCCATTGCATATTGCAGTTCTGGATTGATTGACAGAAACAAAGGAACAGTTCTTTCATATCTCCATAAAGCAATTAAAGCACTCAATCAGCTGAGAATGATTGAGGACTCTCTTGTAATTTACAGATTGTCCCGTGCTCCAGAACGTAGAATTTTCTACATCGATGTGGGCAATCTACCTAAGGTAAAAGCGGAGCAATACCTTAGAGAGGTAATGAGTCGTTACAGAAACAAACTGGTTTATGATGCAAATACTGGTGAAGTTCGTGATGATCGTAAATTCATGAGTATGCTTGAAGATTTCTGGCTCCCTCGCCGTGAAGGTGGCAGAGGAACTGAAATCACTACACTCCCAGGCGGTCAAAACCTTGGTGAACTTGCTGATATTGAGTATTTTCAAAAGAAACTTTATAGAGCACTTGGAGTTCCAGAATCAAGAATTGCTTCTGATGGTGGATTTAATCTAGGTCGTTCTTCTGAAATTCTTCGTGACGAACTCAAATTTGCTAAGTTTGTGGGTCGCTTAAGAAAGCGTTTTGCAAATCTTTTCAATGACATGTTGAGAACGCAATTGATTCTCAAGAATATTGTTACTCCAGAAGATTGGGAGTATATTAGTGACCATATTCAATATGACTTTTTATATGATAATCAGTTTGCAGAATTAAAGGAAAGTGAACTGATGAATGATAGATTAGGTCTCCTTGCAACAATGGAACCATACATTGGTAAGTATTTTTCCGTCAATTACGTTCGTAGAAAAGTGTTACGTCAGACTGATTCTGAAATTATTGAAATTGATGATCAAATTAAAAAAGAAATTAAAGATGGAATTATTCCAGATCCAAATGCAGTTGATCCAATAACTGGAGCCCCACTTCCAGCAGGAGGAGATTCCGGTCTTATGGGGGATATTCCGCAAGAACCAGACATGAATAAAGATGCTGGAATAACAGATGCTCAGGTTCAAAAAGACACTAAAAAGGCCGAGATATAAATAGTCGTATAACTATATTAAACTTTTTATGGAAGATATTATCGATTTGATTGCAACCGATGCTTCTCCTTCAGATATTTCTGATCGTATTAAAGAAGTTTTGTTTGCAAAAGCTGCGGAGAAAGTTGATTCTCTTCGCCCAGTTGTGGCATCAACGATGTTTGGTGAAAATGAATCTGAAGAAGAATCCGAGGAAGAATGATGATCACAAAAATCGTAGCGACGCAAGTAAATACTGCAACATCTGCCGGTACTGCTACCAGTATCACTGATGCAACTTGCGTTAGACTATACAATAATACTGCAGGAATTGTAACAGTTGGTGTAAGTACACTAGTTGGAGCTGCCTCAACTAATTATTTTGAACTCCCAGGTGGATCTGTTGAATTTTTAGCAAAGTCAGCATCTGATGTTATTTGGTCAACAACCGCAATTAGAGCAAATAAAGTAGCATTCACAAACTAAAATGAAACTCATCACAGAAGAAATTCAAAAAGTAGAATTTGTTGTAGAGGGCAAAGGATCTTCTAAGAGATGTTATATTGAAGGGGTATTCCTTCAAGGAAACATTACTAACAGAAATGGTAGAATGTATCCTATGGAAACTCTTTCCCGTGAGGTAAAGAGATATGATGAGAACTTTATTCAAAAAGGTCGTGCTCTTGGTGAACTGGGTCACCCCGATGGTCCAACAGTGAATCTTGATCGTGTATCACATAAGATTATTTCTCTTACTTGTGAAGGTAATAATTTTATTGGCAAAGCACAAATTTTATCCACTCCAATGGGCAAAATTGCAGAATCTCTGATTAAAGAAGGTGTTACTCTTGGGGTTTCTTCCCGTGGTGTTGGTTCACTCAAGATGACCAATGAAGGTCATAAAATTGTTGGTGAAGACTTTATGTTAGCAACTGCTGCAGATATTGTAGCAGATCCTTCCGCACCTGATGCATTCGTTCAGGGAATTATGGAAGGTAAAGAGTGGGTTTGGGAAGGTGGCATTCTTCGTGAGAAGATTGCAGAACAAACTCAAAGAAGAATTAACACTCTTGTTGATCAGAAAAGATTAGAAGAGCATAAACTTCAGTTGTTCAACGATTTTATCTCAAATCTATAATTTATAAATAAATATAGATTATATCTAAATATCTAAACAAATGTCCGTTGGTAGAAATTTACAAGAAATGGAAAACGTAGTAACCAAAGGAGCTGCATCTGCCGAACCAATGCACAAACTAACCACAGGTATTCCTGATGGTCAAAGTGGTGGTTGGGAAGATTTAGGCGGCCCTACTCCAGAAAATTACAAGTCAACTGATGACTCAGCGAAACTTGGCACACCTGGCAAAACTCTTTCTCAAGTCAAGAGTGTAGTTAACAAGGGTGCAAAATCTGCAGATCCTATGGCAAAACTTGCCTCTGGTGCAGTCAAGGAAGAGACTGACGAAGAAGAGGATCTTGTTGACGAAGAAGAGCTAGAGGAAGGTGAAGAGGTAGTTGCTGAAGCTGCCGACGAAGACGAGGAAGAAGAAGGAAAAGGCAAGAAAAAAGCCAAGAAAGAAGAAGAGGAAGATGAAGATGAAGTGAAAGAAGAGTTTGACATCGAAGAAGATGTCAATGCCCTTCTTGAAGGTGAAGAGCTTTCCGAGGAATTCCAAGAGAAAGCACGCACCATCTTTGAAGCAGCAATTAAAACAAGAGTTGCTGAAATCAAAGAGCAACTTCAATCTTCATACGAAGAGTCTCTAGTTGAGCAAGTTGCATCAATTAGAGAAGAGTTAACCAGCAGACTAGATGCTTATCTTGAGTATGTTGCTGACGAGTGGATTCAAGAGAACGAACTCGCAGTTGAGCACGGTCTTAAGACTGAAATGACAGAATCATTCCTACAAGGAATGAAGGGTCTTTTTGAAGATCATTATGTAACAATCCCTGAAGATAGATATGATGTAATCGAGAGCATGGTAGATAAACTTGATGAAATGGAAGAAAAACTCAACGAGCAAATTCAAAGAAATGTTGCTCTGAATAGAAGATTAGCAGAGTCGGTTGCTGATGTAATCTTTGCAGAAGTCGCTGAGGGTCTCGCACTTTCTCAGAAAGACAAACTCGCTTCTCTTGCCGAAAATGTTGAGTTTGATAGTGAAGAGAGCTATCGTGAGAAACTAGTAACATTGAGGGAATCATACTTCCCATCGAATGCTGGTACTCAAAGAAACAATTCAGAGACTATTTCTGAAGGTTTAGAAAATAGCCACCAATCAGTTTCTGGTTTGATGGAAACATACCTTCAAACTCTGAATAGAGTTTCTAAAAAGTGATTTATAGATCATAGTCAAACTAACTTTCCTAAAGAGGTAAATTCAAATGCAAATGTTCAATGCAGAACAACTGCAGGAGAAGTGGGCACCACTCCTAGACTACGATGGTCTTGGAGAAATCAAAGATGCACATCGCAGAATGGTGACCGCAGTTCTCCTGGAGAACCAAGAAAAAACACTCCGTGAAGAGCGTGAGTTCCTTTCAGAAACCCCAATCACAAACTCTGGTCAGGGCATTAATGCTTCTGGTGCATTTGGTGGACTTGCCAGTGCTCCTGTTGCAGGTTTCGACCCTGTTCTGATCTCGTTGATCAGACGTGCAATGCCTAACCTGGTCGCATATGATCTGGCAGGTGTTCAACCAATGAACGGTCCTACTGGACTGATCTTTGCAATGCGTTCACGTTATACCAGCCAGACTGGTGATGAAGCATTCTTCAACGAAGCAAATGCTAGATTCTCTGGCCAGAATGCTGCAAACAGCCTCAGTGCAACTGGTATCGGTACTACCGCAGCTCAAAGTGGTGACAACCCTGCAGTTCTAAATGACTCAGGCACCTATAATGTCAATACTGGTATGGATACCGGTAGTGCTGAGCAACTTGGTGGTGATGGTGGTTCGTTCAATGAGATGGCATTCTCAATCGAGAAAGTCACCGTTACCGCACGTTCAAGAGCTCTGAAAGCTGAGTATTCACTTGAGCTTGCTCAGGACCTTAAAGCAATTCACGGTCTGAATGCAGAAGCTGAGTTGGCAAACATTCTGTCAACTGAGATTCTTGCTGAAATCAACCGTGAAATCATCCGTACCATCTACAACGTTGCTGAAGCAGGTGCTCAGTCGAACGTTGCTACCGCAGGTACGTTTGACCTTGACGTTGACTCCAACGGTCGTTGGTCGGTTGAGAAGTTC